GTTCGGCACCGTCCCGCAGGCGACGCCCAGCTTCTCCAGAAACAGCCCATCGGAGTGGCGGCAGGTGTCCCCGGGGTCCTCCGGCAGCCACGGGTCGCCGATCTTGTCGAGGAGTTCGCGGCGGAACATGATCTGCGCCCCATCGACCTGGCAGTCCCAGCCGTACCGCTTCGGACCAGTCGCAGTGATCACCCCTATCAGCTCCTCGGACCCGTCCGAGTCGAGCCTGATCCGATCCTGCGAGCACCACACCGCTGACGCATCCGGGTGCCCGTCCAGGTGGCCGGCCATCCGCTCGATGAACGTCGGGTAGTACATGTCGTCGTCGTAGAACATGGACACATACCGGCCGCGGATCAGCCCCGCCCTGATCACCTCGTTCGTGACCCAGCCGACCGGGCATTTGTGGCGCCGCAACTCCGCGTCCTCACCAGTGGTCACCCACTCGACCAGCGGATGACCCCGGTACACCTGGTGGATGACTCGCATCTGCCCCGACACGGGATCATCCCGGCCGATCCACTGCCCCGAGTCGACCACCAGGATCTGCACATCCAACCGGGTCTGCCTGAGAATCGAGTCCAGGGCGTCCCGCAGGTACGGCTTCATGTGACTGGTCAACAGAACCGTGACGGTCGGGGACAGCACTTTCACGCCGCCATCGCCACCAAGTCGTGTTCCACGAGTGTCCGCACGATGTCGGGGAAGCCCATGCGTGGCGCCCAGCCGAGCTGGGTCCTGGCTTTCGACGCGTCCCCGCACAACCGATCCACGTCGGCTGGGCGGAACAAGGCCGAGTCGATTTCGACCCAGTCGGTGTAATCGAGGCAGGCCACGTTGAACGCTGCCGCGCACAGTTCCCGGACCGAATGCGTGATCCCGGTAGCGAGCACGTAATCGTCTGGCTCGCCGGCTGCGGCGATCAGCGGGAGGGCCCCCATGTAGTCCGGTGCCCAGCCCCAGTCCCGGCGGCTGGCGATGTTCCCAAGCCGCAGTTTCGCTTGGTTGCCTTGCGCGATCCGTGCCGCAGCGGCGGTGACCTTGCGGGTCACGAACTCCTCGCCGCGCCGCGGCGACTCATGATTGAACATGATCGCCGTGGAGGCGTGCATCCCGTACGACTCGCGGTAGTTCACCGTCGTATAGTGGGCGAACAGTTTCGCCACCCCGTACGGGGACCGCGGGTGAAACGGTGTCGTCTCGTCCTGCGGTGCGACAGCAGCCTGCCCGTACATCTCCGAGGTGGACGCCTGCACGAACCGGATACCTGGGTCGACGGACCGGATCGCTTCCAGCATCCGCAGGCACCCGACGCCCGTGACCTCAGTCATAATCGTCGGTTGTGCCCAGGACATCCCCACGAACGTCAACGCACCCAGGTTGTACACGACATCCGGTTGGGTCCGCTCCAGCGCGGTCCGCAGCGACGACGGGTCGAGCAAGTCACCTTCGATCAGGGTGATACCGGGGACAAGCGTCTCGATCCATGCCCGTTTAGGGTTCCGTTGACCTCGCAGCAGACCAGCCACATGGTGCCCATCGGCCGCGAGCTGCTCCGCGAGATAGGACCCGTCCTGACCTGTCACACCGGTGATCAAAGCCTTCACAGCAGCACCGGCACAGGGATGGGGACCAGGAACTGGCCACCCGCGTCAAGGAACGCCCGTTCCCGGCGCAGCACCCCCGGCAGGTAGTTCCACGCCAGCAGCAGATACGTGTCCGGTTCGGGTCGCTGCCCCGGCGCCGTGATCGGCACGCGCGTGCCCGGGGTGAACCGGCCGATCTTCTGCGGCGTCGTGTCCACCACGAACTCTAAGATCCACGGCCCTATCTCGCAGTAGTTCAGCAAAGTCGCCGACTTCGCCGACGCCGCGTAGCCGGCCAACCGCCGGCCTCGACGGACCTCCTCGCCGAGTAGCTCCCGCAGCCGGTCCCGGACGTGGTCGACCCGGCCCTGGAAGCCGTCGTAGACGGCGCGGCTCGTCAACCAAGATTCGCGGAACGCAGCCTGAGTGCTGTCGGACCGCGCCTTACGGGCGAGGACGTGCAGCGAACCGCCCTGCGCCGGGGTGCGCCTGACCCGCTCCACCTGCAGCCCGTGGTTACCGAGGACCCGCCGCAGAGACGACAGAGAGAAGAACGACCGGTGCTCGTGGTACACGTGGTCGAACTGGTTACCAGCCAGCAGGTCGCCCACATACTGCACCTCAACGGACAGCACCCCATCCGGTGCCAGCAGAGCGGCGAGCCCGCCCACGAAATCGTTCAGGTCCGCGACATGCGCCAGCACATGGTTGGCGATGACCAGCCCCGCGTTGCCGTGCTCGGAGACGATCCGCTGCGCCACATCCCGGCCGAACGGCTCCCGGTAGACCGTCAGACCTCGTCTGCGTGCCTGCTCGGCGACACCCGCCGGATCAACGCCGACCGTCCGGCACTTGGCGACAGCGAACCGACTCAGCAGATCCCCGTCGTTGCATGCCACCTCGACGGTCAGCCGCTCGGCACGGTCCCGGAACTCGGCCAGCAGCTCCCCCGCGTAGCGGGTGTGGTAGTCCCGCAGCGACGGGGACGACGACGAATGGAACCCGTAGTCCACCCCGAACAGCAGATGGTCGGGTACCACGTCCAGCAGTTGAACGAGCCAGCAGGTGGGGCACACGGCGACCTGCAGCGGATACCGCGGCTGGGCCTCACCTGGATCGGCTGGGAACGAGTCGGCGAGCGGCGACTCACCCAGATCCAGGAACGGTTGCAGATCGGTGTCGCCGCAGGCCCCGCACCGGTCCCGCCGGACCGTGAACGCTGTCCGCAGCCCATCGTCCGGGTCGACGGTCACGACCCGGCTCGTCTCATCCGTCGTCATGGACACCTCCGCATAGGTGCCCAGGGGCCGATGATGCGGCACCGGCCCCTGGTCTCAGGGGAACACGAAACGGTCAGACCGCCGCATTCCCAGCGAAGTGCTTCACAGCACCTGTCTGATCCACGAGCACCGAGTCCGCCCTCAGCAGCGCACGGAAGGTGACAAGATCGTTGGCGAAGGCGTATTCGTCGCTGCGCTCAAACCTGACCCCGCCGGCGATGCGGACGAAGAACTGCGACAGGTCCCCGAAGATGATGCTCTTCGCGCCGGTCGCGATGGCGGGGACGAACGGGTCGGTGTAGATCGGCTTCCCGACGAGAGTGTCAGGGGTGCCGGCGACCATCGACGGTTGGAAGATGTACTGCCCCGTCGTGTCCTTGATCTTCCGGAGGACGGCCATGGTGGCATCCCGGACGATCCACGCACATGACTGCGACGCCCGGTAGGGGGCGATCACGCTGTAGAACAGGTCGTACAGCAGGTCACCGCCCTGGTTCGCGGTCGCCGACGTCGCACCAAGTCCACCGTTCGCGCCGGTCGGGCCGGTGACACCAAGGGTGGAGTTGTTGAGGATCCCAGTCGGCTTCGCGGAGCCGTTCCCGGTGATCGCATCAGCGCCGAACGCGTTCCCCAGCGCACGACCAGCCTGCATCGCCAGGTAACCCTCAAGGTCGACGCCGGTGTCGTCAATGAGTTCCCGGGACACCTGGATGAGAACGCCGTACTTGTAGGCGCCGAGGGTGGCCTGCCCGAACGCCGGGTCCGACGCAGACAGCGACGCGGCCTCAGCGGTGAGGACCGCCGTGGAGTGCCCTGTGGTCTTCGGGACCTGCAGCTGCTCACCGGAGTCGGTGCGCAGCACGGTCGCGCCGGCCTGCAGGATCGCGGACACCTCAACGAGGTGCGCCATCAGCCGGTCGTAGAACGACGTCGGGACGGTGTTACCACCGGCGCCGGTGGTCAGCTTCGACAGGGCGCGGTAACTGATCGGGCCGGGGCTCGTCGGCCGCACCTCGTAGAAGCGGCTACGGGATTCGCCGCGAAGCCACGACCGCAGCTCCTTCGCGACATCGCCCCCGTCGCCGCTCTGAGATGCGGCCCGTTCGACGGGCTTCCCAACGAGACGCTGAAACGACTCCTCGGTGTCCTTCGCACGGGTCTCACCGTCAAGGACAGCCTTGATCCGCTTGTCGAGCGCGTCCAATTCGGCGTTGAGGGTCTGCCACTGCGACTCCTCCTCGCCGGAGAACGCGCGGTTCTCCTCCGCGGCCTTGTCCGCGAGGCCTTTCGCCTGCTCCCACACGGCAGCGCGGCGTTCCCGCAGCCTGGTAACGATCTCGCTCATAGCGAGGTGCCCTCCTTCAGGGCTGGTAGGGGTATGAGCGAGGTGGTTGGCGACCTGCCTCCACGCGTCTTGACGGCGACGCGTGTGCCGTACGTGAAGCGACCCGCCTAGAAGCGGTGGCTGTCGGCCTGCCGCCGACGAGTCGCGACCGTGAGTTGATCAAGCCCACGGGTCTTGCTTGCCCAGGAGCGCCATCCGTGCGGCGGCCCCGAACGTCTTCGGTTTCGGCGCGGCCGACGCGCCGTCGGTGCGGACCAGGAACTTCCGCAGATCCTCTGCGCGGGCGACCTCGTCGACACTGACCCCGACCTTGATCGCCAGCGATGCGAGGGCCGCTGACCTGGCCTCAGCGCGCAACCCCACCGACGTGTCCATGTACGCGGGGGTGTTCACCGGGGCCACGTCAACGAGCCGGCCAGACACGAGTTTCCGCAGCGGGAACCCCTGATCGGTGACCGCCCACTCGTCCTCGTACATGTAGAACGCGAACGACGACTTCCGCACGTCGCCACGTTCCACGAGCTCGACGATGTCCATCCGGTGCGACGGCGGGTAAACGTCATAATCGAGCCCCGTGTCGTCCACCGACAGCCGCAGCGTCCCCGACCCGGACGTGCCGAGCAGCATGTTGTCGTCGTGGTTGTACCGGGCCATCACATCGGGCCAGCCGTCGCCGCGGGACTTGTTGAAGAACGACGGGATGACTTCCTCCACGAACCCGCCGAGGTTCTGCGAGAGTCGGTTGAACAGCGCCGCGTACCCGCCGATGCTGCGCCGCGTGTCTTTCTTGACGCGCATCTCAACCGGGAACAGGGTGAAACGGCGCTCCGCCGGGTTAGTCATGCCGGCATCCTCCATATCCTCGCCGACGGTCCGTCGGCCGGCGGTTCAAGCTGCGGTGGCGCCGCAACGTTCGTAAGCGGGGTGTAGTCCTGCCCCTGCCCGTCCGGCAGCGGCGGCAACTCTTCCAACGCCCGGATCTCATCCAGGCTCAACAAGCCGATGTTCCGGTCAAGCTGGTACACCTCATGCCGGGTCTTCAGATCAGCGCGGACAGTCGCATCTGCGTTGAACTTCACGTACTGCCGCTCCGGTAGTAGCGCCGACAGGCCGTTCTCCAAACGGACCAGCCACGGACGCAGGTCCGACATGCGGCGGATCTGCCGCAGCTCCTCCGTGTTGTACGTCAACGAGTTCGCGGGGACCCCGCCGACCTCTTCCGGCGCGATCCCGTAAATCGCGGCGATCTGGTTCGCCGTCAAGTTCTGGGTTTCCACGAATTGGGCCTGTTCCGGCGGGATCGCGATCGCGTTGAAATCCCAGTCGGCGCCGTACACGATCGGCTCACGGGTGCGGATCGCCTCACCCAGACGCGCCTTGATGATCCGCGCGTTCGCCTGGTCGATCTCCACCTTCGTGTTCTTGAACGTCCCCGGTGGCACCCCACCCGCCGCGAACCAGTCGTTCCCGTACTGCATCGCCTGCAAGCCACCCTGAACCGTCAACGCAGCGTGCTCCAACGGGGACAAACCCAACGTGCGCCCCGGCACCGTCAACCACGGAATGTGAACGATCTCCGACCGGTCGATCCTGCGGCCCAGCCAATACCACTGCGGCCGGAACGGGGTCGAGTCGTCGTCGACGAAGAACTCGCTCCGGGGCCGCCACTTCACCGCCGTCGGGTACTGGAATCCGTCCCGCGCCGTGATGATCCCCAGCCCGTTGCCCTGCACGGCCATCGACAGGACCACCTGCGTCAACCAGTCCGTCAACGTCCCGTCCTCGACCATGAACTGGAACAGTTGCGGAAGGTTCGACATCGGCTCCCGCCGCTCGTCGATCCTGCGATAAGGCTTAAGGGGAAGTGTGCTGATACTCGTGAGGAAGCGGATCGCTGCGAACACCGGTGCCAGGCTGAGTGCCTTGTCCTGCGTCACCGAGCCGGCGCCGTACTGCAGCGGCCCCACATCCCACGGGATCGAGACGACCGACCGCTGCTCCTCGATGCCGAACATACGCCGGAGGGCGACAGTGAAACGGTTCGCCACCGAGCCCCCTCCGCCTAATAGACGCTCTTGAGCACGTCGTAGCTGGGACTGGTTTCCAGAAGCCACGCCGCGCCCGTCGCCGACACCAACGGCGAGATGTCCCCCGACTTGCGGCGCGACCACGTCCACAAGTCATCCCCGATGTCACGCCGCACCGCGCACGCCAGCGCCTGCGCGAACAACGCATCACCCGAATGCGTCACCGCCCGATCCACGACCAACTTCTGCAGATGCCCGCACGCCCGACCCATCTCAGGTCCCGTGAACTGCTCAGGCTTCACCCCGGCCACGTCCAACGCCGGCAGCAGCGCGGACACCGCGCCATTGGCGAACACCGCGAAACGTGCATTCGGGTAGCGCGCGGCCAGCTCAGCCGCGCGGGCCACCAGCCAATCCGCGCTGGTCCGGTAATCGGCAAGTTCAAGATGCGGCTTCCCGCCTACCGACCCAGCCGCGCAGATCGACGCAGAGCCCAAACCGGGAGAGCAGTCCAGGAAAAACACCGGCCGCTCCGGCTTCACAGGCTGCGCCACAGCACAGGCCGCCCAGTCGACCGGATCGATCGGCCTCGGCTCCAGCAACGGGACCCGCTGACACAAACACTCCGTACGGAACACAGGCTCCGGATCAGTCGCTAGCGCTGACCGCAGCGCTTCGATGCCGACGCCGCCCTCGTAACCGAGCGAAGGATTCGCCAACGGCCAGAACCGCTCATCGTCGGTCATGCACCCATCCGGAGCAGACCACTCGAAGAAACCGAGTGTCAAATCTCCCGACTCAGATCGATCGTCACCCGCTCGGCCCTTAGCCTGCAAATCGTTCAGCACAACCGACTTGTCATCACCAGCGTTCGAATACGCCCAAATCTGGGCCTTCGGCCGCGCCAACGTGGTCTTCGTCACCGCGCCCCACGAATCCCACGTGTGATGCTCACGGAGTTCATCCATGTTGACATCATCACCGGAGAGACCACGGCCGCCCTTCCGGGAAGCGGTCGCCACCTTCCACCGCGAACCACCAAGCAGCTTCAGCGTCTTCTTCCCGTTGACCCGAACCGGTGTCCCGTCCATCTCAGCTGCAAGTTCCGGGATCGACTCCACGATCTCCACGGCCTTGTCCCAAGACTCCTCAGACAAGTCCAAGTTCTGCGCGGTATTGATCACCAGTGGAACCCGCAGAACGAACATCTTCCACAAGTTCTTGATCTCCACGAGCGAGGTCTTGCCGTTCTGCCTCGCAACCAAGACCAAGATCGTGCGGAACCGAAAACGGCGAGCTGGCAAGAGCTCCAGAGCGTGAATCAGAAGCCACCGCTGCCACGGGAACAGGCTGATCCCGATGACCTTTCCTGCGAACTCCACACAGGAGAAACCCAGCGACGTGTCCGGCGTCAAAGCGCAACCACAACCGCAAGACCCAGGAGGACCCTGGACGAGCGGTCTAGTCCACAGCCGGGGGGTCGTGCTCCCCAGCACCAACGGAGGCGCGTAGCTGAGCAAGGCGACCCCCGATCGGCTTGTCCGGCTTCAACGCAGCCCGAGCGGTCGGTGTGCCACCCAGGTCGCGGAGGACACCCTGCAACTGCGGCCCGAGCCACCCGACGGTCTTCGTCACGTCGCACATGGCCTCAAGCTTCTGCAGCCGCCGATACATCGACTGATCGCCAGCAGCGTCGGCCCGAACCGCCTCGAACTCCTCGGCGCGATAAACTGCCTTCTCGATCTCCTCAGCCTGCCGCAACGCCAACGCCCGCAGACCCTCATCCGACTCCGTGAGCCAATCCATCGCCGCAACGGCTTCACCCACCGCCACCCGAAGATCCTTCGCACGCTCAGGCGGCTGCGCCTTGACGGCAGCTAGCTTCCGACGAGGCGCCACAGGTCCCCCCTTCTCAAGACCCCGGTACGGGGATAGCGGGAGGGGGACGATTCGGC